CACATGTCTTCTCAAAGACAAGCAGCTTCCCAGGGGCCAAGCGTGGCCCCGCGGGCCGGGTTGGCCGTTCGAAAGAACGGCCTACCCGGCTCGAAACTTGGCGTTAAACCAACGTCTCGAAACGCTCCTCATGGTGACAGAGGAGAGCACCCGCATTCGGTAGCTCGGACAGAAACTCGGCTAATCTCTGTCCAGTCCGCACTGCGTACGTTAGAGTCGCGCTTACGCGCGGCTCAACCGCCCTTGAATAAGGCGGTCGTGCAGATTGTGAAGTCGTTCGCATTAGTCTTCATGTCGAGAATGGCGGCTCCTGGAAAGGAGTCCCTCTTCGATAACAGAGACTGGTTTAGATTTAATCGTTCTATTGATCAAACCGCGAACAACTTAAGCCAATTTTGGAACGATCAGGACGAGCACGTCGCTTACGCGAAGTACTGGCTCGACCTGATGTTGCTACAGGGATTTGAAGGTCCAGGCGCCAGGCTCAAGGCGAAGGACCAAAGGTTTGAACTCAAACCCCTGTTTTCCGGGTGGTGCCGACGGAGAGTTTCGCGCGCAGTTGCGACGCGAGACTTTTCGTTTCTGTATTCTATGCAGAAGGGATCGAAACAGTCGTGGGACTCCTTATCGGAGTACTCGCTGATTCAATCCTACAAAAAGCACCATGAACGATTAGGAACTGCTAAGCCTGCTGTCGACGACGCTCAATTTATTGAGCGAAAGTCCGGCCGGCTCACGCTTCGCGATCAAATTGTTCGCGAGTCATTTCGGCTTTTCGGGCGTTTAACGTCCGCCGATATGACAAAGTTCCTCCCGTCGGGGAGCGCGTGCCGTCAGCGTTCGGTTCGCAATGGCGGGTGTCTCAGCTTGACACCGCAAATGCCACTCCCTCCTGTAATTGAGTCCGTGACTCTGAGATCGGCTCCCATTATGCTTACGTACGTCCGGGCGTTGCCCGACGCTATATGTAAACGTATAGAGTCATTCGCTGGTACCGATGGTTTCTTCACAACTGTGAGGAAGCCTCTCGGGTTACCTGAACTAGCGTCTCACTTCGAGTCATGGCGCTCCTCCTCGTTTCGCGCCGCGTTGCGCGTTATCAAGGAGCAGCAAGAGTCGTTGGATTACTCCAGCGGTCTAGGTATCTTTCCCTTCAACCGGATCCGGCCAACAGGCCTTTTTGAACCCGGTAAGATTAGAATGATATCCGTCGGTGACGGCAATTTGAACGCCGTCCTTCAGCCCATACAGGGGGCGATGACTCGAGCATGGAAGGCCTCCGGCCACTCTACCATGTTCGACTCAGACCTCACTGTCAAGATGAATGAGTTCTTCTCCGACGAAGCCTATTCCGCTCTGGGGGGATTCTGCTCACAGTTCGGCTACGAGATCACGGACTTCCTTTGCGTGTCCGGCGATTACGAAGCCGCAACTGACTTGCTTCGAAAAGACGCTACCTTCGCTGCCATAGAGGGTCTGTCGCACCTGCCGACGTTTGACGTGCTTAAGCACTCATTCTTCGCTGGTGCAGCTGACTACCCTCAAAAGGTATGGCCTGGTGCGCCTCAGAACTTCGTTTTTAACGAAGGCCAGCTCATGGGACATCCTGCCTCCTTCCCGCTTTTGTGTTGCATCAACTTAGCCTGCTACAAGTTCGCCGTCCATAAATGGGCGGATGACCTGTATAAGGCCCGAGTCAAGTGTACACGCGGCGAGAAGTACAAAGCAATGTTGGATTCCCTGAATTCGGCCCGTCAGTTCTTACTGAAGCATGTCATCGTCAACGGTGACGATATCTTGTTCCGAGCCGTGGCGGGTCTCATCAGTGTTTGGAAGACCGCGATCGCTGGTGTTGGTTTTAAGCTGTCCGATGGAAAGAATTATATCTCTCCTGACGCAGCCATGATCAACTCTCAGCTCTTTCGCAAGACTTCAAACGGATGGAGACGCCTCGGTTACTTGAACCAGACGATCATCACCGGGATGAACGTTAAGTCATCCGGCGAGAGCAAGTGTACCCCAACGCAGATTGGCCGGGAAATCAATACGATGTGCCGTTATTGCCCTTGGGCAGCTTCGGCAATACCGTTATGTTTCTCCCGTTGGCCCCTACTTAGCCTCCCACGCTACAAGTTTGTCCCTAATTGGTACATTCCCGTTGCGTTGGGCGGTTTCGGTGTCGACCCGGTCTTCGGACCCGCCAATCTGAAGTATACCCTTCCCCAAAGGAAGATTGCTGCCAACTTTTTCAGTCAGCCGCAGTCCGCCCTTTACAGGAGCGAGTATGCAATTGGTGGACCTACGCCCGATGAGATCGATCTAATGCGGCCTTACAGCAAGCATTTCGATCGAGCTTACGGACACAAGTCCGCCGAGTTCCAACGCCGTCTCGTGAGCCTCGCCGAAAGGCCCCAGATCGGTCCCCTCCTCGCGGATGGGCGCTTTGAGCGCCTTCCCCCGCCTGGGTGGCCGGTCCGGTTCACGATGATCGGTCGCGCCGCTGGACCACGGAATCCCTTTGATACAGCTTTCACAGCCGCTGTCTCGCTTCCATTTAATCACTTTCTCAAGCCGATGTCTGATCGAAAGATCCGACATTTTGACGAAGAATATGAACTTGTCAGCAAAGACTTGGCGTTCTGCCCTCCGCTCCTTCCTCTTTTCGGTTCGCGCACTTATGTGCGCTCACGCGAGAAGGATGAGCTATCAAGCGCAGATGCTGCATTCATTGCTCAGGACCTCGCTAAACGCAAGGCGAGGACCGAGTCTGTGCAACCAGCAACCGCGAACTTTGAAATGATTGAGGCCGATTGGCCCGATCATCTCTAGTCCGCATGGGGTCCAATCGATTAAAGGCCCAAATCGACCGGCGGTCGAGCTAACCAAAACGCCAAGAGACTGCACGGCGCCTCCCTTGTTTAAGGTTTCGATTGGATGTACAGTCCCTGTCAGCCCAGGAATCCCATACCGGCTATTGCCCTATTTCCCACCGCATTCTCAGATGCCCAAGAAATCAAACCACGCTAAGGCCAAAAAGCTCATGGCCTCTCACGCAGCAATGCTTGAGTCCCAGCAGAAGAAGGCTCATCAAAAGATGAACCGTCCTATGCCGAAAGAGTCAACGGCGTCCTCTAAGATTCAAAACGTTCATGTTTCAAACAACCGCGCTCAGCGTAGCAGTGGTGCTGGAACGAACCTTGATTCCGAAAAGGCCGCCGTTTGTGTGATGGATCCGTTTGCTGCGTTCGCGCATCAGTACAAGACGGGTCTTCCGTTCTCTCCGAGCACTCTCCCGTCCTTCGGCTTTTGGACGCGGAACGTGCTTCGAAGTCAAGAACTTCAGTTCGGCGCAACAGCGCAGGCTGGAGTTTGCTTCACGGTCTGTCCTTGGGGTCGCCCCCTTGTACAGAACGCAACATCCCTCGATGCCGCCGGTGTTCCGGTTACTACAGTCGGTTTTACCGATCAGCAGCACCCGTTCATCATTTCGAACTTCCAGGATCTTGTTGTCGCTTACCAAGGTGTCCGTGTCCGCAACCTCACCCCGGTTCTAAACCAGGGTGGTGAGACGGTCATTGGCATTGGCTCGTATGTCGACAATACGACTCTAGGGTTCGATCCGATTCGCGCTTCGTCTTCGACGATAACGCATTCGAACGGCGATCCGGGCGTTATCTGCCAGATGTCCTATTATGGAAATCCGTCGGACAACCCGGTCGCGCCCGGCTTTGCGTCTGACTATCGCTTTACAGACGCGAGCATCACTGCTCTCGACCCGCAGGCGCGCACCATGTGTTTCCGTTCATTCGGCATCTTTGCGACCCCCCAGCTCTTTGAGGTGGAGGTCGTGACGTACTACCTAGGTGTGCCGTTTTCGGCGTCTTCGCAGCTGTTCGCGCCTGTTCGTTACGATGTCACGCCATCGATCGTCAACAGGCTCCTTGACGTGTCCTACGGTACCTCCCCGATGCTTTCGATTCCTCGAAACTTCATCAAGGATGACGGTTGGGACACGCTCTGGACCGGCGCTAAGGCGATCATTAAGGACATCGGTCTGGGCCTCATCGGCTCGGCCGCGTCCTGGGTCGGCTCGGCTTTTGCCAGCATCTTTGATGCCAAGCGCCGTCATTTGGGCTTTAAACGACTTATGTTGCTCCTGCCGGAGGAAGCGTTTGACGATTTCAAGAAATTGGTCGTCTCCGCAAGCTCTCGCGA